ATTCATCCTAATATCTGGGCTTTGGAAAGAGAATGATTGCGATGCTACATAATTTGAGTTCCAACTTCCACCACCCGATACAGATGTATATTCAACAACATAAGAAGCGGAATTCCATTGATCTGCAGCATCTTTTGATGACTTATATGCCCAAGAAACGCCATTTGTTACTTCAGGCCTATCATTATAATAACCGTTACCATTTACCCAGCTTTCTGCTATTGGATGTGCATATAACGTATATTCATTTGCAACAGCAACTGAATCAATTGAATACAAATTTAAATAATATTGAGCAGAACCGGTATCGATTGTTTGTGAAGTAACACCACTTAAATCAAAATCAAGTAATATTCTTGAATTATATGTAGAGCCCCATTCGGCATATAAATCAGACTCATCATCCCGGGTTTGACCTTCTGCAAACTTAGTTATTTCAATAATCTGATCCGCTCCTGTGTTTCTATACTGAGCTTTTTCATATATTGTTGCATCACGCTTTGGATAAAGTATTTTATACATTCATAGCCTCCAAGCAATTAAAAGCTTCACGAAAATGAACTAATGCTTCGTTAAACTTTTTTTCATTATCTATATTTTGATCATTTTTTACAATAACTGAGATATTTTGTATAATTTCGTCGATTTCTTCGATATAGTTATTCAGATCGTCTTGTGATGACTCTGGTTCGTAGAAATTTTCTAAAATATCTCTTAATCTTTTATTTTGTTTCATCATTTTACTTCAAATTTAAATTCATTACAGGTCAATCACCCTCCCTTTAATATCTTCGCGAGGATATTTAACTTCAAATACTGATGGATCGAGTGATGGATATATTATATTATTCCGTGTGGCATCTTCAATTGAATACACATTTCCGGAATAACCGAGCGTAGTATCTGATAAATTCGTTACTTTAAAATTATCAATTGTTTGCACGCCATCAATCTTATCTAATTCAATAACAATATCTGTTATTTGGATTGGTGCGTTTATTTGCATATTATCATTATTAAATAATTCAATCAATCGATTATTACACTTCAATAAAACCTCATACGAATTGAAATTCGGGCGTGTAATTATATCATATTCTATGCCAATATTAATGATGAATGGATCCTTTATATTGATAGCATCAGTCATTAATCGATATTGACTTAGATAATTTCTTAAGTTTTCTTTAATTGCATCATTAGCAAATGTAAATTCTCCAGACGCGTTTTTTGTTAATATATACAAATTTAATGCATATGGGTTTGGTATAGTCTCTTGCGAATTCCATCTCGATGTTTGAAAATCCTGCTCGATATATGCTGCTGCTATAGAACCATATTTATCTGGCATAGTGAAGCAACGCAATATATAATCTTCACGAGTTACAGATCTGTTTTGAGCAGCAAAATTTGCCATTGCTTCTTCACGAATTACATCGATATCTTTTCTATTCATACCACCATATGCCGGATGTGGATTATTTGCAGTTACAGAATTCTGTATTTCCGTCAATACGACTTGGTCTACGCCTGCTAATTGAGATCTAAAATTGATTGTATCAATTGTATTTAATGTATTTGCTTTTACGTTTCCATCAAGGCCATTCGATACTGCATATTTTACGGTCAATGTAGTGTCGTTTGGTGCTAATCCATATGTCTTTGTATAAAGAAAATTTGTAGGATCAATACCAACATCTTCTGCTCTTGCAAAGTAATCCAAACCTAAACCAACATTCATAGGATTTGGTATAATTTCCTCATCAGCTTCACTATTTAATCCTGCTCCAAATTGTATTTCCAAAAAATCGTCATTTCTCCGCCTTGTTATAAATCGTTTCTCTGTTTGTTTATAACATAGCATATACGGTACTGTTGAAGCATATTGTGTATAATTTCGATTATTGAATTCTGTATTTCTGATCGATATTGGCACCAAATCTTGAGCTAAATATGGAACCTCATACCATATATTATTATCAGAGTCTGTAATTGATACAACTTCGGAAATATTTGAATTAGTTAAAACAATTTTATCATATTTTTTTGCATCCGTAAAATCGTATGTTTCAGTAAATAGCTCACCCTCAACACCCTTTACACATTTTTTCAACAAATAATATTCTATAGAACCGTCCTCAAGAACACTATATACAGAAATGTCAGTTTTATCGTAACTGCTACTAAATCGAAAATTTACTGCATCAATTGTTCTAAACGATACACCATCTTCATTAGATACAATCATTTCCGGTTCGATTTCTAAAGCGTAATCCCAATTTGGTTTTGTATTTGTGCCGGTACCTGTTGATGGAATTAGCTGCATTATATCAAACTCAACTTGTGCTGGCACTAATGTTTTTGGTTTATACCCTAATCCTTGTGATAAATTATACAAATTTTTTCTTTCTTGTACTGTATACAAAAATGATTCTTGTAATTGCACATCTGCATAGAAATTTAGTACATCACCTACATACGCTGCCATTTCGATCATATGCATACCAGGAGATGTTTCATTAAAATCACTGTACGTATTGGGAAAATAATTTTTCGTATGGTTAATTAGCGAATTACGAAGATCGCCAAAATCCTTTGAAGTATATTTTATATCACGTTTTATTTTATCGGTTAACGATCGTCTAGCCATTTAATACCTCGATATTTAAATTAAGTTCAGCATCTGTAAAGAAAGAGAGTTGAACATTTGCACCTGATTCAGATACTTTAAATGAAATTAATATGTTTAATGCGTTTGAATCATCCTCATTTTCAGTAACTTGAACATTTAGGAGTTGGATATATGGTAACCAACGATTAATTTGATCTTCTATCCGATTTTTTAAATTTGTTATGCCAGATTTCGTAATCTGTTCGAATACATAATAATATAAACCAACTCCTAGATCTGGTTGCATTACTCGCTCTCCAGAACGAGTTAATATTAAATTAATTAAATTTGAAATTGCTTGTTCTTCAGTCGTTCTTGACTGGCTGAATGTAGATTGCGTTGACGTACTATTTAAAGGTAACTTTAGAGCCAAGTATCCGTCATCTTTTCCGGAATCACTTGGGTAGATTTTACCATCAATAAATACTTGTCGAGCCATTACATTATTCCATTCTTACTATTTGAAAAAATCCTGTCCGGTTTTGTTCATTTTATCAATAAAAGCTTTATTTCGATTTGGATCTAATATCTTTGACCATAAATCATCTTGACCTATTTTTTGTTGGTTATCTAGGATAGATTCTGCGTTAACTTTGGGTGAATTACCGGCATATGCCGTTTCATTAAGCTCATCTGGATGATATGGTTCAACATTTAGATCTGATAATGTTGAAAATAAACCTGCAGGTTTAAATGATTTTTGTTTACTTTGGTATTTTTCTGTTAAATTATCATCAGCGTTATTATGAGAACGATATTGATTTGATTGTTGGTTATTATTTGATTTTAATTCTCTGATCTCATTACGTAATGTGTGTATATCAGTTCGTAATGCCAATAAAGCCTCAAATAATACTTTCTTTTCTTGTGGTTTCATAACGTATCACTTTTTATATAAATATATGGTAATATAGATTTCTATTTTTATGCAGGTGTTTTAAACGTTTTTGGAAAATCTGTGTTTAGTATTTTTGTGACTTGGCTTGAATTTGTTGCTGGGCCTGTTGGTCCCATTGCGGATGCGTATACCGCTGATTGCGTGACTGTTTTATGAAACTCAGCGTATGATTTGTTTAACCAATCCATTAAATCATCAAGATCTACAGAATATTTATCACTTTGTAATAACACCTTTTTACCTGTAACTACTACTTGCTCTTTCCCAATAATAAAAGCTCGCTCTTCTTGTGCGTTTACAATCACTCTACCTGAATTGATTACGATTTGTGATGAATCAGACCAATTTGCCATTGCTCGGGTAGCGCTATGCTTATTGAAACCTGGTTTAAATTTTAGTAGTTTATGTGTAGACGTCAAATAAATGCTAGATTCATCTTTACTAATATCTTCAATATCATAACTATTTCCAGAAGAGGGTGTTTTTACTTTCAATATCATTAACGGATCATCAATACCTTTACCTTTCCAATATTGTACACCTTTTTGTTCATATACACCCTTACCAGGAGAATTAACTGTATCGTAATGCCGAGTAAATCTGATTGATTGTCCAAATCGCCCTTCCCATATATCATCACCCTCAAATGGTTGAAGTGGTTTTGTTTGCGATGGCTCCTTTTTTATAGTATACCCTAACTCCTCATAATCTGCCAATATTTTTGGCTTATTACCCTTTACTAAATTGGGTGAATGCTCTTGATCGAATAATCTTGGAAAATTGTGCTGCGTAACATCATCAACTGAATTGACTGTTGAAAAATAATAATAGCGGGATTGTTTATTGCCTCTACTACTTTCTTCGGTATGTGGTGATTGAAATACAATTACTTGCTCACCTATTAGCGGAATGCGTTTATTAAATACGCACGGAGCTGCATATCTTGCTTTTCTTCGC